CGCGTGGTGTGTGGGGCGCTGGCCGAAGGAAAGCAACATGCGGGCGTCCTACGGCGCAGACCTCGCGGAGTCACTGTCCAAGCAGGTCATGCAGTTCGTGAAGTCGGACAGGTATCGGCTGGTCTTTCCCGACATCGAGCTGCAGCTGGACCACCAGGCGACGGCGGACTGGGCAGTGAAGGGCGCGACGACGACCTCCTACTTCTGCGCGGGCATCGGCGGACCGTTCACGGGAAAAGGCGCCTCACGTCTGGCGGTCATCGACGACCAGCTCAAGAACATCGACGACGCGCTGAACGAGCCGAAACTGGACAAAGACTGGCTGTGGTACGAGTCCACATTCTTCACGCGCGAGGAGGAGCGGGACGGCGTGCGGTGTCCCGAACTGTTCGTGGGAACCCGCTGGTCGAATCGCGACATCATTGGGCGGAAGATCGCGGAGGCACAGCCCGGGGACTACGAGGTCTACGTCCTCCCTGCCCTGCGTGATGAGCAGAGCACCTGTGAAGATGTGCTCTCGACGGCAACCATCATCGACATGCGGGCAAACATGCCGGACTTCATCTTTCAGGCGGAGTACCAGCAGGAGCCGGTAGAGAAAGAAGGCCTTCTGTACCCCTTTGAGAATATGCACACCTTCACGCTGCGGCAGAAGCGCGAGGAGCTGGCGCAGGCCGTCTGCCAGGGGTACACCGACACGGCGGACAAGGGGGCGGACAGCCTCGCCTCGCTGTACGGCAAGAACATCGGCGACGACTGGTATCTGACGGACGTCGTGTTCTCGACGGCGGACATGGACGTGACGAAGCCGCAGGTCGTCAATAAGGCGGTTGCCGAGCACTGCTCGCGGCTCACGGTCGAGAGCAACAATGGCGGACGGCTGTTCGCATCGAACTTGCGGGAGATGTTCGCCCAGGCGCGCTTTCCCTGTTCCGTGATTGACCGTCAGACGACCTCCAACAAGGAGACGAGGATCCTCAGCTGGTCCGAGTGGGTCATGCAGCATGTGTGGTTCCGCACCGACTACGAGCCGGGGAGCGACTATGCGCGGTTCATGGCGGAGCTGACGCACCACCTGCGGATGGGAAGGAACCGCCACGATGATGCGGCGGACGCCGTGACGGGGTTCGCGGAGACGGTGGCGATGAGCACACGATGGGCACATCTTCCTGATAAGCCAAGGGGTTGGTGATGGTTAAGGGAGGAAAGAGGGCAAGCGGCTTTTTCAAGATCAGAGTCTGTTCGGTCTGTGGAGAGCAATATCTTCCAACTTGTCCAACGCAGAAGTATTGCCCCGATTGTCGCGCTGGCGCTGATAAAAAGAGAGACGCGGAATCTCGCAAAGTGAGAAACGCTGATCCGAAATACAGAGAGCAAAGGCTTGCAGATGAACGTGCTCGAGATGCTATTCGTCGTTCTGACCCGGTTTTCAGGGCTAGGGCTTCGGAATATCTGAAAAGATATAACGAAGATCCAGATCATCAAGCGAATGCACGTGCTCGCAGGCGTGAATGGGAGCATGAACACCCTTTAGCACATCGCCTGCATGTCCATAAGCGACGTGCTTTGAAGTATGGCAATACACCGATCGAAGAACTTCTGACTGAAGCTCAATGGCGTGACATCCTTGATCAATACCATCATCGCTGCGCCTATTGCGGTCGAAAGACGGAACAGTTGACTGTCGATCATGTGATTGCTCTTTCCAGAGGTGGAAAGCATTCTGCATCAAATGTTGTGCCTGCTTGTCTGCATTGTAACAGTACAAAGGGAGCAAAAACCACTGAAGAGTGGGTTGGATTGACGAGTGAGGTGCCTATATGCTGACAAGCAACCCCCTGCGGCTCAAGGCGAAGTTCTGGCCCGAGAGCGAGCAACTCCGGCTGGGAGCGTACATCAAGGACCGCGCGCTGTTCGACGGCGCGCATGACCGCGTGTTCCTGGAATGGATGCAGGCCCTCCGTCCCGAGCGCCGCGCGCAGATTTGGCTCATCATCAACTGGCATCAGATGCTCTCGACTCTCTGGCCCGATCTCCTCGTGGGTGAGCCGCCGCAGTTCACGGCATCCACGCCGGAACAGCAGACGTTCCTCGACTTCCTTGTGACGCAGAATCGCCTGGTGAACGGCATCTACGAGGTCGGGATCGACGTGAGCCGGTACGGGAACGGGCTGTTCAACACGTGGTATGACGGCGGGAAAGTCCGCATCGGCACCGCCTCGCCCGAGGTGTGGGTGCCGTGGGCAACGCCGTCCGACATCAAGGACGTGCAGGGGCACGTGCTCGGCTGGAAGTACCAGCAGGGCGACAAGTTCTGGCTCGACACGCAGACGCACCTCGCAGGCAGCGTCCAGCACATCCTCTACGAAACCGACCGCGACGGGACCATCCTGCGGGCGGTGGGCGGCGATGAGCAGCCGGTAGCGACGAACGTGGACGACTTTCTTGTAGTTCCCGTGCACAACGTGACGACCTCCGACCGCTACTTCGGCATCAGCGACTACGACATCTGCGAGTCGATCTGTCAGGAGGAGGAGAGCCGGCTGTCCCAGATCAAGTTCGTTCTGGACAAGAACAGCGATCCCAACCTCAAGGGGCCGTCGAGCGTGGTGACGACGAATCCGCAGACCGGCGAGGCAGAGGTCAAGACCGGCGGCAAGTATTTTCCGCTCAACGTGGGGGAGGACGTGAACTACCTCACCTGGGACGGGCAGCTCGACGCGGCGTTCAAGGAACTGGACAAGCTGCAGGACAGGAAGTTCCAGCTCACCGGCATCAGTCCGGCGCTCTTCGGCGGCGACTTTGGGCGTGCCGAGAGCGGCTCCGCCATGAAGCGGCTGCTCATCAGTACGCTGCGCAAGATCAACCGTCTGCGCCTGCAGTTCGACCCCGCCGTGCGGCAGGTCATCAGCGTCGCTTCGCGGCTTGCCGTGGCAAATAAGGTGGAGGGCGCGGTCGAGATCGGCGTGCAGGACGTGCACATCGCGTGGCAGGACGGCCTGCCACAGGATCTCGTCGAGACATCATCGGCGTATGCGACGCTCAAGGCCGCAGGGCTGGTGTCGACCAGAACGGCGGTCAGCGTGGCGCTGGAGAAGGGCGGCTCGGCGCTGGACGAGGAACTGAAGGCCATCGAGCAGGACGCGCAGAAGGCGGCGGCGGAGACACCGGCGGTCACAGACCAGAGTGCGCCGCTCACCGACCGGCTGACGGCGGCCCTGAAGAATGGAGCGAATGGACAGGCGTGAGCGCGTGCTGAACGACGCGGAACTGCGCCGCAAACGTCTCACGCAACTGTACAAGGACGCGGAGGACGAGGCGGTGCTGCTCCTCGCTGCCGCGCTCGCAAGCGCCAAGCCCGCTGAAGCGCTGCGCACCGCGCAGACCTCCATCCGTGCACGGATGGAGCGCGCAGGACAGCAGGCGCGGGACTGGGCGGACGATTCGCTGACGACGCTCTATGCCCGGGGACTCATGGACGCAAGCGAGCGTCTGGCTCTGCCGCACCCCGAGAGCTCGCCAGTGCACCTTGCCATCATCGCGTCGTTGGCGGCGGTTGTTCTGGAGAAGCTGCAGAGCGTGAACACGGCAGTCGACCACAACGTTGCAACGCTCCTTGCGTCCGCGCAGGCAGGAGCGGCGGGTGCGCGGCTGGCAAACCCGACGAACTGGCAGACCCTCGCCGCACAACTGCGGCAGGACGTGCTCAGCAAAGGGGTGACGGGCTTCATCGACAAGGCAGGGCACAGCTGGAAGGTGGACACGTATGTCGATGTCGTGGCGCAGTCGAGCGTCATGCGGGCCTACAACGCGGGCGTCGAGGCAGAGACGCAGGCGCAGGGTCTGGACCTCGTGCAGCTGAGCGACGAGATCGACGACAACACCTGCGAGGCTTGTGCGAAATGGGCAGGCAGCGTGCTGTCCGTGACCGGCGCGACGCCGGGATTTGCAACCGTCGACGATGCAGAGGCAGACGGCGTGTTCCACTGCCACTGCGTTCATACGCTTGCGCCACTGACCGCAGCAGAAGCGGCAGCGGCCATCGCTAACAACGGCAACTCCAGAGCCGGAACCAAGGAGGCATGACATGGCAGACGAAGCAAAGGTATCCGAAGCAAAGGCACCTGAAACACAGGGAGAACAGCAACCAGACAACGGCAACCGCCTTCCAAGGACGCAGGAAGAACTTGACGCCCTCGTTCAGGGGAGGCTTGACCGTGAACGGAAGAAGTTCGCCGGGTACGACGAGTTCAAGGCGAAGGCGGCGGACTACGACAAGCTGAAACAGGCCCAGATGACCGAGGACCAGAAGAAGGACGCACGCATCAAGGAACTCGAAGGTGCGAACGCAGACCTGATGAACCAGCTGACGGAGCGCGACGCCAAGGTGCTTCGCGTCCAGATGCTCGAAGAGGCGGGGCTGCCGACTTCGTGGGCTGATCGGGTGCGTGGTAAGACGCCCGAGGAAATCAAGGCCGATGTCGGTGAACTGACGAAACTGCTCGGCGCGAAGAAGGCGCCGGTCGGCGGTCCTGCGGGACCAGCCGGCGGCGGACCGCCGGACATGAATGCCTTGATCCGAGGCAAGATCGGATTCTAGGCAACCCCTAAGGAGGGTTTCATGGCTGCATATCCTACGACAGTCAATGCTGACGCCTATACGGGCATGATCACGCGCCCGAACGCGACAGCGCTCATTCCTGCCCCTGTGGCAGATACGATGATCCAGGGAGCGACCGAGAACTCGGCGTTCCTGCGCATGGCGACACGTCTTCCGAATATGTCGTCCGCGACGCTCACGCTTCCTGTGCTGTCTGCACTGCCGACCGCGTACTTCGTGACCGGCGAGGCGGGCGACGGATCGAACGCCGCACTCAAGGAAACGACGAACCTGGCATGGGCGACCAAGGTCATCACGGCAGAAGAGATCGCGTGCATCGTGCCGATTCCCGAGAACGTGCTGGCCGACGCGTCATATGACATCTGGGGCAGCGTCAAGGAGAAGGTCGGAGAAGCATTCGGCGTTCTCATCGACAACGCGGCCATCTTCAACAGCGGCGCTCCGACGTCCTGGCCCGAAGGCATCGTGAAGGATGCTGCCGACGCCAGCAACAAGATTGTGATGGGCGCACTCGGCGACCTTGCCGACGACATCGGCGGGTCCGGCGGACTCATGTCCAAGGTCGAGGCCGACGGCTACGACGTGAACGGCTTCTACAGCGTGCTTTCCATGAAGGCGTCGCTGCGTGGCGTGCGCGACGCGAACGGCAATCTCATCTTCCAGCCGGCCATGACCGCCGGTACGCCGTCCTCACTCTACGGTCAGCCTCTCGAGTACGCGCGCAACGGCGCGACCGTCGGTACAGCACTCATGATCGCCGGCGACTGGAAGCAGGCGGTGTACTCCATCCGTCAGGACATGACGTATAAGCTCCTGACTGAGGGTGTCATCACCGATGCCTCGGGCAACATCCAGTTCAACCTCGGGCAGCAGGACATGGTCGCACTCCGCATCACGATGCGTCTCGGCTGGCAGCTTCCCAACCC